TGTGTGATACAACTTACGATGATGACTTTGTTCTCCAAACAATTGAGGAAACTCACAGGATTGCGTTCGATCGTATCGAGAACTTCCTACCTGACAACACAGTCAGACTACCTTCATTTGTTGTCCCTGCTGGGCACACAGCAACCGAGGCTCTTATCAAGTTTTCGATCGAAGGCTTGAACAAACTTGGTCTTGCTGACAATAAGGACTACCTTGCGAGACTAAAGCACGAACTAAATATCATTGACGACCGTGGCTTCTCAAAGTATTTCTTGACAATGAAGGCTATTGTTGATGTTACAGATACAATGATGCTTGCGGGGGCGGGGCGTGGTTCTGGTGCTGGTTCTCTTGTGGCTTATACCCTTGGGATTACCCAGATTGATCCAATCAAATATGGTCTCCTGTTCTCTCGCTTCTTGCGTTCTGATGCCGAGGACTACCCAGACATTGACTATGATGTCAGTCGCCCTATGGAACTTAAGGACAAGTTGATCGAGTTGTGGGGCAACGATGTTGTTGCTCCTATCTCTAACTGGAACACGCTTCAGTTGAAGTCTCTTATCAAGGACATTTCCAAGCTCTACGGTATTGAGTTCAGCGAGGTCAACTTGGTCACCAACGCGATGATCAGTGAAGCGACCCCGCTAGCCAAGCAAAAGCATGGCATTAAAGCAGGTATGTATAACCCAACTTGGCAGGAGGTTATGGAGTTCTCCAGTTCTTTGAGAAACTTCTTGAACACTTATCCTAATGTCAAGACACACGTTCAGTCGCTTGTTGGACAAGTTCGTTCTTGTTCTCGCCACGCTGGTGGTGTTGTGATTGCCGAAGACTTGGATAAGAGTATGCCCCTGATTAACTCCAAGGGTGTGCGACAAACTCCGTGGTCTGAGGGACAGAACGTTCGTCACTTGGAGCCGATGGGATTCATTAAGTTCGATCTTCTCGGACTCTCTACTCTTGCTATGATGGAGACTGCGATTGAACTTATCTTGAAGAGACACTTCAGGAATGACAATCCAACATTCTCAGATGTAAAGAGCTTCTATGACCGATACTTGCACCCTGACAAGATAGATCTCAATGATGAGAAAGTCTATGAAAATGTTTTCCACAAGGGCAACTTTGTTGGTACTTTTCAGTTCACTGAGGATGGTGCTCGTAACTTTGCTGAACGTGTGAAGCCTAATAACATCATTGATGTTTCAGCTATTACATCCATCTATCGCCCTGGTCCTTTGTCTGCAAATGTACACGAGGACTATATCGAAGCCAAAGGGAGTCCCCAATACATCAAGTATCTTACGCCAGAGATTCAAGAAATCACCGAGGAGACGTTCGGTTTCTTGATTTTCCAAGAGCAGATTGCGAAGATTGCTCATGCGCTTGGCAAGGATTTAAGTCTTGATGAGGGTAACTTGCTTCGTAAACTTCTAACTAAGAAGGGAACAGGTAAGGGCTTTGAGGTAAAAGATAGAATCCATAAGAAATTTATTGATGGCTGTATAGAGAAAGGTATCGCACAGACAGAAGCACAGGCGCTATGGGAAAAGTTTGAATACTTCTCAGGCTATGGTTTTAACAAGTCTCACGCTGTATGCTACTCCGTTATCTCTTATCAGTGTGCTTGGTTGCTAACTTACTACCAAGCTGAATGGATTGCTGCTTTCTTGGATAAAGAACCAGAGAGTAGAAAAGAGGAAGCAATTAACACTGCTAAGTCTCTTGGATATTCTATCGCCCCTGTCGATGTCAATACTTCTGGTCGTACATGGGAGATCACAAAAGATGGCAAGACACTTATTCAGCCCCTAACAAGTATCAAAGGCTTTGGTGAGTCTGCTATGATTCAAGTTCTGGAACACAGACCATTTAAAGACATTGAAGATCTACTATTCCGAGAAGAAGTAAAATACGCAAAACTTAATAAGAAAGTTCTTGACAGGCTTTGTAGGGCTGGGGCTCTGGATGCCTTGGTGGATGACAGATTTACAGGTCGTAAGCATTTCTGGTCTGCTGCCGTAGTCGAGCGCCCGAAAACCAAAAAGAAGTTCCATGAAAACATTGAAAAATACAGAGGAGAAGGTGACTTTAGCGAGGAAGAAATCATACACTTCAAGACAGAGTTAACTGGAATCTTCCCGATGAACTTGGTTATCTCACCAGAAACGATCGAGAAACTAAAAGAAAAATTTATCCCACCTATCTCTGAGTTTGATGAAGAACTACAAATTTGCTGGTTTATTCCACGTAAAGTCATCCCAAAGAAAACGAAGAGGGGCAAAGACTATTGGATTCTCCAAGTCATTGATTCTAATAATGAGACAGAAAAAATTACATGCTGGGGTATTGATCCTAAGAAGGATAGTATCCACATCAATAGACCATACATGTCTCGGCTAGAATACGATCCAAAATGGGGCTTCTCAACGAGATCAATGTATAGAAACTTCAGGCTGTTGGGGTAACCACCTGCCTCCCATCTATTTAAGATGGGAGGTGTTTTCATGAGAGCGACAGACTTACTTAAATGGAAACGTGCTTTAAATGAGATCAAGTTTAAGCATGGTGAATTAGAGCTTGTAAAGGAGATTTGTGATTCTCACGCTTCCCCTTTTCAGATATTTATGGAGGACTATTGTGCCCATAATGGGATAGATTTAAAAAAATTAAATTTTGAGAAAAGCGAAAAAGATGCAAAAGCCAAAGAATTCCAGAAAAAGATTACCGAACAAGTGGCTCAAGAAGAAGGGTTAGTTCGTTCCCAAAATCATTTCACCCAAGATGCTCCACCTATTGAGGAAATGTTTGTGGAGCAGCGCGACCAAGACCAGATGTATCGCGTGTTCCGCGACCTGTTTAAGAAGCTTGCATTACATTTACATCCCGACCGCGCTGGTGGCTTGACAGCAGAGGAGCGAGAGGATAGATTAAACATGTTCAAGGACGCCAAGCGAGCACTGGATGACGGTGATTACTTCTTGCTCCTTGAGATGTCAGAACGTTTTAGTATCACGATTCCAAGGAATTATAAACAACAGACTCGTTGGATGAAGGCAAGAATCAAACAGCTTGACCAAGAGATACAATCCCAGAAACACACCTATAATTTTGTTTTTTCTGAGTGTGAAACTGAAGATGAAAAAGTGAAGATCGTTAAAAATTTTTTGAGGCAAATTTTCCAGATTTAGAGGTCATAATGGAACATCTACTAAACTGCCACGGTGAGTGGACAATGCTTTTTGCTTGCATTAGTTCACTTCCCATGTTACGATACTGGTACAAGTGCAACCACAAGGAGGAAACTTGATTACAGATATTGTTATTGGTCTTCAACATGGAGACGAGGGAAAGGGCAAGGTTACGCACCACTTGCTCAAAAACGGTGGATATACCCACTGTGTGCGTTTTAATGGCGGTTGTAATGCTGGGCATACGATCTTCCATAATGGAAAAAAGTTTGTCACCCATCATATCCCAGCCGGCGTGTTTTTCGGAGTTACATCAGTAATCGGCAACGGTTGTGTTGTAGATCCGACGAAGTTACAGGAGGAGATAGACTACTTAGAATCTCACGGAATCAACGTGAGAGATAATCTAAGGATCGCAAAAAATGCTCATGTTATCACAGAAGAACATAAAGCCGAAGACGGCACTGACAAAAAGATTGGAACAACTAGAACTGGCAACGGGCCTGCTTACCGTGATAAGTATAATCGCACTGGCGTTCGCGCCTGTGACATACCTGATCTACAGCCTTTCCTAGTAAACATTTACGAAGAACTGGCAGGAGATACTGTCGTTCTAATGGAAGGTGCCCAGGGCTTCTGGCTTGATCCAGATTGGGGAGATTACCCGTATGTAACTTCCTCGCATACTGGCACGGCTGCTGCTATCCAGAATGGCATTAGTCCTCGTTCTATTCGTAATGTTTGGGGGATTATCAAGGCTTACGAGACCTATGTAGGAGCCCGTAAGTTCCAGCCAGATGACGAGATTTTTGACCTTATCCAATTCACTGGCAAAGAATTTGGAGCCACGACAGGGCGTGTAAGGCAGTGTAATTGGGTAAACCTAAAGGAAGTTAAGCAAGCCATCGCCATGAATGGTGTCAACCGACTTGTGGTCAATAAGATGGATGTTTTGCGCGAGGTTGGCTCTTGGGGCACTACTGATGGCAGGATTCACTCTGAGCGCTTCTTCCGAGAACACCTAAATAGAGAACTACATAATGGCTTGGGTGTTGACAAGATTTACTTTTCAGACAATCCTGAGAACATCTATGAGTCAAACCCTCACCACGAGTGGTCACCCGATTATTCTTATGCGATAGTCCCTTGACAGCGCCCCACTGACCGGTTACATTATCAACAACGCTGGAGGACAGATGAGCAAGAACTATGGATACGCCTGCATCAACATGCAGTTGTCAAACCCGCAGGATTACGGTGGTCACAAGAATGACAGAATCACCACTAATCGCTCCATGATCAAGAGGACTTTTCAAGAGAAGGGGATCGAGTATGCGTCCTCCTTGTCATTACTAAACATACTTGATCTCCAGAAAATCCTTGAATGGAATGTCGAGCACGGCATCAAGTTCTTCCGTTTGTCCTCCAACGTCTTCCCTTGGGCTTCAGAGTATCAACTTTGTGACATGCCCGACTATGAAGCAATTTGGGATGCGTGTGAGTCAGCAGGCAATTATGTCAAGAAGCATGGCATTCGTATTACTTCTCACCCCGGTCCTTTCAACAAGCTGGCTTCTCCTAAAGAACGTGTGTTTGAGAACACGAAGCGTGACTTGGAGATTCATGGTGAATTGTTCGACATGCTTGGCTTGCCCCGAGATCATTACGCAAAGATCAACATTCACGTCGGCGCAGCATACGGAAACAAGCCGGTTGCACTAGATACTTTTGTAAGGAACTTTGACCGACTTCCTGAATCAGTTACTTCCAGACTGACGGTGGAGAATGACGACCGTGAATCGCTTTACTCAACTGTGGAACTCTATGACGGACTATTTGCTCGTACTGGTATTCCGATTGTGTTTGATTATCATCATCATGGGTTTTGTACTGGTGGTCTTAGTGAGAAAGACGCCCTGGAAGTTGCTATTTCGACGTGGGGCGACATCAAGCCGGTAGTCCATTACTCCGAGTCGAGAGCAGAAGAAAAGAAAGACCCCAAGATTCGTGCCCACGCGCACTCCGATTACGTCAGCGGACCTGTTGACGACTACGGCTACGACCTCGACGTGATGATTGAGGCGAAGGCTAAGGAGCTTGCGCTGTTCGGACTTCAAAAAAATGACGCTGCACGCTTGACAGCAGCAGCCTAACCCGTTACATTACAAACATAACAAGGAGGACTACATGTCCATGTCAACTGAAGATAAGAAGCGCTATGTGCTGGAGTACATCCGGTCACTCGTGGCAATCGAAGAGGCTATCGAACCGTATAAGGAGCAGAAGCGAGAGCTACGCACCGAGTATCGAGAGCAGGGCTGGCTTAACACCGACGAGATCCGTGCGGCTGTGAAGGCTTACCGTCTGTTCAAGGGCAAGGTAAACATTGACGACGTTTATGACAACTATAAGGCGCTCTCAGGCGACGACGAGGAAGAAGCATGATTATTGAATATAAGAAAGTCCGAGACGGCGCACAGGTTCCCGTCCGGTCCAACCCTTCTGATGCTGGTTTGGATGTGTTTGCTTGTTTGGAAGAAACAGTCTCTCTTGCCCCAATGCAATCATTTATCATTCCAACTGGCTTGAAGTTTGGCATCCCACATGGTTACATGCTTCAAGTTATGAATCGCTCCAGTGTCGCAGCCAAGCGCGGCTTGGTTGTGGGGGCGCATGTGATTGATTCTGGTTATGATGGAGAAGTGTTCATCAACATTCACAACATCAGTAATCAGCATCAAGTCCTTAGAGACGGAATGAAGATCGCACAGTTGGTTATGATTCCAGTTGTATCTTTCCGTCCTTATGAGATTGGCGAAGATACTCTGTACCAGAAACCAATCACAATCTCTGACCGTGGCGATGGAGCCCTTGGGAGCACAGGTGGATAAGAGCACAACAAAACTAATGTTTAGTTCAAAGTCAAATGACTGGGCTACACCCCAATCTTTCTTTGATAAGCTGAACGGCGTCTTTGGTCCATTTACCTTGGATGCCGCAGCTTCGGCTGACAATTATAAGGTTGCCAACCATTACACTGAAGCAGATGATTCACTTGCTCAGGATTGGTCTGGTAATCGGGTTTTCCTAAACCCACCCTATGGTCGAGGACTAAAGGATTGGATTAAGAAGGGCTACGAAGAAGGGCAAAAAGATAATACGACAGTTGTAATGCTTATTCCTGCTCGAACCGATACCAAGTATTGGCACGACTATGTGATGAAAGCAGACGAGATTCGTTTTGTCCGAGGACGCATCAAGTTTGGTGACGAGACTAATAGTGCCCCATTCCCATCAGCAGTGGTGGTGTTTCGTCAGTCAGCGTATCAGGCGCCACGTATCACGGGCATGGAACGATTATGAATAGAGCAGACCGACGGCGGCTCAAAAAGAAGAACAAAGGTAACGAAAAGCTCGCCCAAAAAATTTCCACCTTCGAACACCGCCCAGACACATGCTCAGCATGTACCACCGCATTTGACCCCAAATCAAAAGAACACGCGATGACTTGGCGAGTAGTGGTGCGCGAGAATCCCACTCGCGTATCCCTATTCTGCCCACAATGTATACAAAAAGCACAGGAGGTATTGGATGAAAAAGCAGGACCGCAAAGCACTTGAAGGCATTGCCCGACGCGAAGCTGTAAATCACCCCCCGCACTACAATCAGGGCAAAATAGAAGTAATTGATGCCATTGAGGATTGGGGGCTTGACTTCAATTCAGGCAACGTGGTAAAATATGTAGCGAGACACCAACACAAAGCAGAACCTCTTGAGGACCTCAAGAAAGCCCGTTGGTATCTTGACCGAATTATCAAAGGATTAGAAAATGGCAGTATCAAGGATTAACAGACGAAACCTAGAACAAATTCTAGGCGGAAAAGTCAAAGAAGACTACGACGTAGTGGTAAAATTTTACGGACAAAATTGCCACCTATGTCACGCTTTGCGTGACAAGTTCGTAGAAATTTCCGACGAGTATGAAGGTATGCACTTCTATGCATTCAACATGGAAGATGGCAAAGGACT